TCATCACGTAAACAATCGTAAGGAGAATCCAAATTCAGTTTATCATCGGCGGTGCAAATTCCCTCAACACCATGCCCCTCTACTGTATAAGTATCCTGACTACGAGTGACGGCCTCAACTCTTCTATACTCGCCACGGCCTCCAATATAATTTTGCTCAATTCTTAAATGGTTCGTTCCATACTTAGCAAGTTTACCAGATTTTTGGGAAACTCTAACTTCAGGTAAAATCTTTTCGCATGCATAACCTTCGGGAATATAAGCAGAGGATGCTTGTGTTAAAAGCTTATCTACAATTGCATTCATTTGTGACATTTTTTTTACTCCTTATTAAAAATTAAAATTTTAAAAACAAATTGTTATTAAGCATCCGTAGCATGAGCCTGGAAACCATGAACTCTAACGCCAATTACGTCACCAGAAACGCCGGCCTCTATACAAATAGCTCCCGACCACTCTGCAGCGGCATCGACAACTTCTCCGGTGCCTGTTGATGTTGATGTTAAAATTTTTCCTTGGGCAACTGTTTCACCTATTTCTAACTTAGCGCCTCCACCTGATAATGCTACCTCTACAAGTTGACCAACAGTAACCGAGGCATCGTTTTGGCTTATGCCAATAGCTCGACCATTGGCGCCCGATTCGGAAACTTCTCCGGCACCACTTAAAGTTACGAAACGATATTTTCTTATCGTCCCACCTGCTTTAAAAGTTGTAATGTTTACGGGTTGAGTTGATGCGGCCATAATTTTTTCTCCTTTTTATAAAAATTAAATTAAGCAATTGAGTTATAATGTTTCATAATTTCTTTATTTTCGTTAAGTTCAATCCCGATAGCTACATCAAGAGGGATTTTATTTTCTTCGGATCTTTTTTCGGCCAATGCAATAATTTTTTCTTCAAAATTTTCTTTAGAAATAGTTTTATTGATCGTTCCACTATTCCCTGATTCACTTAATTTAATTTCATGTTGTAGACTTAAAAACTTATCCATATCACCATCAATAAAAGGAGTCCGTTGTGCTTCTACAACAAGGCCTTCTGAAAGTTTTAAATCAAAAGCTTTATTCTTTTCAACTAAGACTTTTTCTTTTTCCATTTCTGCTAACCTCTCTTCTTTTTCATTTTCACTTGCCTCTAATTTACCTCTAAGGGCGATTAACTCTTCATCCTTTTTAAGTAACTCATCTTTAAGGGCCTGTAGTTGGTCTTCAAGACTTAATTCATTTTCTTCTAAGGCCTCATTCATTTCAGTTAATTTAACCTCTTCTTTTTTCTCTTCAATCTCTTCTTTTTTCTCTTCATTCATTTTATCCACCTCACTTAATTGATTAATACCTTCACTTAAAACTATAGGACTCATTTCCTTTACGACAGGCCTATTGGTTAGGCCGGCACCGAATAGAGTGGGTCCATGATCATTTCTTTTTTCATTGTCTTTATAATTAAAAGAAAAATCAGCACTGATATATTTAAAGGATTTATTTTCGAGGCATTTTTTCCCGGTGGGCGTCCAATCAACTCCGGCCCATAGTTGATCGCCACTATCTGAAAGGGCCAATTGATTAATCCAACCGGCGGCCTCTCCCTCTGAATTATGAGAGAAATCAATCATTAAGTCGATGCCTCTGATTTTCTCCGAGAAATTTTTTACCATACTTTTTAAGTCTAAATTAGAGACTTTTATTTCACGCCCATCGTGGACGAAATTCCCGACTCTTAATAATTGGATTTTTTTAGGGATATTTTCTTCACTTAATAACACCGGTATAAATCTGAACTCACTCATTTTGCCTTCCTTTAATTTGCCATAAATTATTGTAACACCTTGCACGCTATTTTTAAAAGACCTAAAAGACCCTTTTATAAAGTCACTCGGGTTTCTTTGTCTAAATCTAAAAGAGGTCGGCGTTTCATCAATTAAATTATTAGGTATAGGTGGATGAGCTCCACTTTCAATGGCCTTCTCTTTTGCTTTATCAATTGTTAATCCTGGAGTTTTTTCAACAACAATTGATTGGATGTTTCCAGGCCTCACCTTCATAACTTTCGGCATTATCATTTCTCTCTGAAAATTGTAAATATTTTTCTATCTTTATCTTTTCGGTTTTATTTTTGGCTTTTACTCCTAACCTTTCAATCTTTCGACCCTTAAGATCACCGATTAAAATAGGCTCGTGTACTGATCTACAATTCCAATGGAGAGGAGGTTCAAATTTAAATCTATTCGGATCATCTTTCGCAAAAATCTGGCCATTTAAATTTTCGCAGAGGGGGGTACGGTTAATCTGATAATTGTTAACGAATTCGTAGGCTTCGATAAGTTTATCCACTTCAGGGTCATTAAAAAAAGCCGATCTTGCCTCACCTATAGCTTGGTGAGCTGTTAAAGGAGCGCCGGCCCTAACCGATGGACCGTCTATAAAATCCATGGCCGTTTCTTTTAGATCATTCTTAATTTGATTTATACTTTTCTCTTGTGCCAATGAAGTTGAATATTGAAAATAAATGGCCTTTTCTAAATCTGATAATTGAGTTTTAACCAATAGCTCTTGTTGAAACTTAATTCTCTTTTTTACCGAAGGTGGTAACTTCGAAAACATAGTTTCTATTTTTTTACCTTTAACTGATTTACCTTTTAACTTTTTGGCTTTTTTACTTTCAACAAATTGAATCGACTCAAAATCAATCTCACTCAATTTATATTTTGCTTTAGGGACTTCTTTTTTTGCAAGTCTTAAAGATTCATAAGCAATGACGGTTAACGTTTCTAATAATTCTTTTTTATAAAAGTTGGTGCCAGAGGCGGTAAGTCCTTTTACCGCCTCTAGCTTATTGGAAGAAGTGAGATCTTTATCCTTAGTCTCTATTCTATTTATAAGAGAGTCGGCCATGTAAGACAAATTACTTTGCATTACATCTAAGACACCGGCCTCTGCATCTTTTAAAAAACGGTCTAATTCACTTCTAATGGCCATTAAAAACCCCTTCTATTCTCTCTTATAATTTTAAACTTTTCAGATAAACTCATTTCATTATTAGGTTGAGGAGAGGCCTTTAGTCTTTGGCCTTCGTCACTCATTTCAGTTATACCAAGTCTTTTTCTCAAATGTTTTTCTAAATTATCATCGGGCGTTAATATTTGGGCCGTTGTTAAAATATTTAATATATCGGCCAATTCTTTACCGGCCTTATCAGAAATTCCAGAAAATTGTAATTTAGGATATTTGTCTCTTGGTCCGAAATTCATTTTAACTAATTCAGGAATTAAATTTCTATTTATTTGGTCGGCTATTTCATTGGCCAAAAATTCGAGGCCTGTTAAAAAGAAGTCAGAGAGGTCATTGGATAAAGCATAGGCCCCCGAACCACTCATACCTAACTCTAAGAAATTGGCCAAAAAAGCTTTGACCATTCTCTTATCCTCATTCTCGATTGAGACTTCAACCTTAGAAGGGTCATAGCTATTAGTATTTAGATCAATGTCAAAGCCTTCAGGCTTAATTAAATAATTAGATTGATGAGTGGTATATTTTTCTAAGGCCGTTATAAGTTTCGCATATTGAGTCGAGGATTGTTTACCTTGAGGTATAGTCGCTATTGGAGTTGGGACCGCAAATTTCTCAATCCCAATAGCATTAATTTTATTATAATTATTTTTTCTCCACCAATTTCCATAGCAAGGCCTAAGAGCGCTTATTCCTTCATAATTTGAACCCTCTCTATTTAAAGTAAAAAGCAATAAATATTTCGCTGGAATTTCGGCATCTCTTGCTAAGTCACCATAGGCCAATTGTAAAACGCTCTCTAACTCTCCGGTCTCTTTATTTAAATTCCATTGGTCAATTGTTTTAGGGGACCGCCACGAAATGTTTCTTATCCCTGTATAAGAATTTAAAATAGTGTTACCTTCATTATCTTTAAGAGGACTATTAATAAAGTTTTTATGGGTTACTTCAAACATTGAATAACCAAACTCAATCATAGTTAGGGCCTCACTTAAAAACCTTGGAAAAGGTGTGGCCATTGATTCAAATAATATTTTTTCTATTAGTCGGGCATCATTATGATAATAAGAATCATCGCCGGCCGGTAAAATTTCGGCGCTTGCTGATTTAATAGGATTCTTCACAGCACTAAGGCACATCATGACTTGAGGGTCCGACCGTCTCATTTTATCGAATACAACCGCCCTTTCGCTATTTTTTAAGACATCCAAATAGTCTTCATCAAAATAACCTGAGAATATTTCAGTTCCCGACGACCCTATAGGGTTATGATGAAAGGCCGGCAATTCATTATTTTCCTCGGATTCAATTTTAT